ACGAAGTGTTTCAAGCATTTTTTGTAATGAGCGAAACGCGGACCGCTGGCTTTGGTGGATATGAGGCGATAAAGATTTCCGAAATCAAAGCGTGGATAGAGCTTTTTGACGTTACCGAGAAGATTGAATTTATTGTGATGATCAGGAGAATGGACGACTTCCATCTTCGATTTATGCGCGATAAAGACGACAAAACAAAAGACAACAAGAAAAGGGGACTTTAATAATGGTTAACGAAACACCGATTGATATTGTCATAGTTGACAAGACCAAACGCGGTCGTGATCAGGTCGTTAAATCCCTTGATGATATAGAAAAGGCGGCAGGCGGAACCGGTAGAGCCATCGGCGGAGCTGAAAAGTCTTTGACAAAGTTCGGAAGCGCAGGGGTAACGACCAAGAAAATATTAACTGGTGTTGTGGCGGCCCTGTCCATCCGTCAAATAGTACAATTCACACGATCTATTGTTGATGCTACTGTTGAACTTGAAGGGTTAAACATTACCCTTGAAACCGTATTCGGCAGCGTTCAGGAAGCACAAAAACAATTTAGATTCGTAGCAGGCGAAGCCGATCGGCTTGGTATCTCACTTATAAATTCTGAAAAGTCATTCGCTAAATTTGCGGCGGCCACAACAGGCGCCGGAATATCTGTCGAAAATACTCGAAAAATCTTCACATCCATATCAGAGGCATCAGCGGTCTTAAACCTTAATACTGCCGACACGAACCTTGTATTCATTGCCCTTGAGCAAATAGCGTCGAAAGGCGTTGTCTCTATGGAAGAGCTTAGACAGCAGCTCGGCGAACGTATTCCGGGTACAATGAAGATCGCGGCCGATGCGATGGACTTGCCAATCGCTCAATTTCAAAAGCTGGTTGCGGCGGGTGAAGTTATTTCCGATGAGTTCTTGCCTAAATTTGCGGACGCATTGTCAGAAAAATTCGGGGCAGGCGTAGAGAAGGCGACAGATCGAGCCGCAGCATCATTCGCACGATTCGAAAATGCTGTCTTCAACCTTCAGACATCAATCGGACGAAGTGGCCTCGTAGATGCGCTTGCTGGTATTGCTGACAATATGACGCTAATCGTTAAAGCTGCAACCGATTTAAGTCGGGTCGAGATATTTACAGGACAGGGCAAGGGCGGCATTTTTGGACTTGCTGCAATAGGTGAAACAATAAGCGGCATCGGAATTCGCATCAAGGATGAGGTCGAGATCGTCGTTGGCTCAATTATAACCGCTGAACAAAAGATCACTAAACTTCGTAGCGATCTTGCCAAGCTAGGTCAAGACCCGCGTTTTTCAGAAAAGGGTCGTTCCAGAATTACCAAGGCCATTGAAAAAGAAGAAAAGGCACTTAAAACGTTGATTATGCGACGCAAAGTGCTTTTAGGCATTACTGAAGAAGATATCGCCGCAAGAAAAAAGGCTCTTGTGGTTGGGGTGACAGAGGGCAAAATAGCCAGTAAATTAATCGATTCACTCGAAGGAAAGGCGCAGACATTACGATTGTCAACCGCCGCTACTGTAGAGGAAACACTTGCTTTATTAGATTTAACTGACGCAACGACCGGACCCGGCGGTCAGGTGGAAGCTATAAAAAAATTGTTAACTGAAATCGACCGACTTGAACAGAAGAAAAAAGAATCTTCAAAAGGCTTCGATGTTATGGCGGAGGCCGGAAAGAATGCATTCAATGACATCAAAGACGCGGCTGATGATGCGCTCGTCAATCTATTTGAAGGCAATATTCAAAACGTAAAAGACTTTTTTAACGAGGTAAAATCGATCGGAATTAGGGCGCTTGTCGAAATAGGAACTTCAAAAGCATTGTCAGGATTTGGATTCAACGCAGCGACAGGAGCTTTCGGCGGGGCACGGACTAGGGGCGCTGGCGCCGCTGGTGGTGGTGGCATTGGTGGAAGTGACATAGCATCGACCGGCCTTTCAATTGCAGGCGGTGGAATTGCTAACGCTGCGGGCTTTTCGTTTGGCCTTGGTGGCTTCGGCGGCATTCCTTTCGGCGGATTTGCGGGAGCAACGGGAGTTGCTGCGGGAGGTGGTGCCGCAAGTTTGGGATCAACAGTACTTGCTGGAATAGGAGCGGCGGCGCCGTTTTTAATTGCCGCAGCAATTCCTTTGATTATTGGCGCATTACAAAAACAAAAACGGGCTTTCTCAGGGGCAATCACAGCAATATCTGAGACAGGCGAATTCACCAGCGAAAGATCAAAAGCGAGTTCAGTCACCGATACCAATGCGGTTGACGCATTATTCGGAACGGTTACGGGATTTCTAGCAACCATATCTCAACAGACAGGCGCACGATTTGGCGAGGGTACTAACTTAGGTGTCGAATTGGGCAAAGATGCAAATGATTTCAGGATATTAGTTGAAGACGAATTCATTGACTCACTTGATAATATAAAGGAAAAGATAGCCTTTGACCCTCAAGACGAAGAGTCTATTTCAAATGCTATTGCTAATGTTACATTGAGGTTTTTAGAGACTGCCGACGTCGGTGATGACGTAGCTATTGCCCTGCAAAATATAAATTCTGAATTAACCAGCGCCGATGAATTACTTTCTGACCTTACGTTTGCAGCTAATTTCAGAGGGTTATTCTTACCTATTAAAGATACATTTACAGAATTTGAGGCAACAATCAGAGAGTTGACTATAGCCTTTGAAGAGGCAAGCGAGACAGCGAAACGACTTGGACTCGATGAAAATGTTTTGACAGCAAACCGGGTTGTTGCAAATAAGCAGATAAAAGACGACTTCGATAATCAAATAAGGCGTCAATTGCTTGGAGTTCGTGACCCGCAATCACTGGCATTAGAAAACTTAAACATTGAGTTCGCAGAAATTCGCAGAAATGCTATAGCCGCAGGCGCCGATTTATTGCAGGTCGAACAGCTCTTCGCAGAAGAAAGAAGCGATATAATTTCCGAAGGGATTAGAAGTGCGTCAGCTTCATTGACGGCAGGCGTTAGCCGCTTTTTATCGGGAATAGGTCTATTCAGAAACAAGCTTGAACTTGACCCGAAGCTGTCACTTTCCACAAATGCACAAAGAGCGGCCGCCGCCCAAGGGATTTTTAGCTCGCTACAGGCGCGAATCGCTGGCGGGGATATCACAGCACTCGACGAATTACAGCGCACGTCAGAAGATACGCTTTCGGCCATTATCGACAACTTTGGTTCAACAGGTCCATCAGTCGAATTCCTTTCAGATATAAAAGACCTACTTGATGCCGGCGAAGCATTGGCAAATTCTACGCTATCGACTGAAGATAAAATTCTGGTACAAAACGAAGAACAGACCGACCTATTAAAACAGATCGCATTAGGCAACGCAAGCATCGCTCTTGCTGGAATTGGCGGACTTTCCAACGCAAGTTTATTGCGATCGGGCGAGTCAATCGACGATATATCCAAAAGATTTACTGGACTGAATGAGCTTCCGACGTTAACCGTCAGGAAGTTAAAGGCATTAGCAGGCTTTGATTTTAGCGCAGAAGAAAATAAAAAACGTTCATTTGCTGAATTTGCAAAAGCCAATCCGGACAAGGGAGTTTTGTTTAACTCATTGGTAGAGTTATTGGGTGGCGAGGGTCAGACATTTGCAGATGGCGGCATTGCTTCAGGCTTCGGCCTTGTGGGCGAGCGCGGCCCGGAAATAGTAAACTTTGGAAGTCCTTCACGCGTGTTCAGCAATAGCGAAAGCGGTTCAATGCTAGGTATGACAGCTATGTCACGGGCGTTAAATCAATTAACTTCATTAACACAGGCTAACGGAATGGCGATAATAAACCGCCTTGAAAGAGTTGTTGCTCAAGTGTCCGAATCAAATGAAACCCTTGGAAGGCTTGTAAATAATTAGGTAGCAAACAATGGTCAAAGAAATAAATCAATTCCTTTTCGAATTTGATTCACATGACGGAGCATCAGTAACTCGGCAACGTTTTGCAACAGGAAAAGGATTCCAGACAAAGAAGTCGGAAACACCTTCCCTTGCGAAGTACAAGGCGTTACTCGTTGATTCCGGTCTAGTAGAAAGTTTTTTATTTAAAAATGCAACAACTCGCGGGACGTCATTTACTGGCGCCGGAAAGGTTAGATTAAATAATGCAGATCGTGGGCTTGATTTTTTATTCGACGAAGGCGCTGACGGTCGTGAAGCAATTATCAGGGAAAACAAAGGACCGAATTTCCCGGCTGATTTTCCTTCCCGGTTTACAGGTTCCGTCGATAGAAAGACATTTACAGACTTATTCCTTGATATTGATCTTGCTGATAAACTTGGCGCTATATTTGCGCTACCGTTTCAAACATTTAAATATGCCGGCAATAATTCGGGCGGAACCGATGTTGAAGGAACTGCCGATGATATTGGAGGGCTTCCAAAACCACGTTTGCGCGGAAACGCATTAAACTTTCAACCGATTCTTGTAAATGAATCAACAAGAATATATCAAATTTCGTCAGACGAAATAGAATCTGTTGACGTTGTTTATGATGGTCGTGCGGCTTTGACACTGGATACATTACATACTGATTTTGCAACATTTCTTGGTGACACAGCAACAGCCGGACAATTTAACGTATATGAAGGCGATAACACAGAAGCCCTTGGGACGAACGACAGGGGCGCGTATATAATGTTAGGTAGTGACCCAGCCTTTCAGTTAACTTGTGACGCTACCGAAGGCGCTACGACGGGAGACAGGACGTTCGCGCAAATAGCAAAGAGAATAATTGAGGATAGAGGTTTTACTGTTGACGCCGCTGCTGTTACAGCGCTTGATACACTTGTCGCTTTTGAGGTTCAACACTGGCAAGGAACACAAGAAACTAATCCGGGCGAAGTTATTGACGCGCTTGCCGTTAGTATTGGTGCATTTTGGACCGATGATATTACGTTAGCAAATGATTTTACACTTGGTCAACTTGCGTTACCAACATTTGTCGAAAAGAAAAAAACATTTACGAATCAACAGTTAATGAATTTATCAAAAAACGAAAAGATTCGAATCGTTCGTAGTAATGATCCTGAAAAGGGTATTCCTATTAATCGGATTAACTTGGGATATTCACAAAATTATACGATTATGGCAATCGACGATCTAACTGGCGTCGGAAAAACACTTGCCGAAGCAGCAAAGATTAACGAACCATTTAGAAAGGTTAATTCATCTGACGCAACAGTCAAAATAAAGAATTTGAATTCGCCTGAAATGAATCTTAATACTAAATTAGTAAATAAGACAAACGCTCAGAGTATAGCAGATTTTTGGCTTCAGTTATATAGTTTGCAACGTCAGTTTATTGAATTCCGTGTTCCAATCGAATTAGGTGAATCAATTAACTTAGATGATGTTGTCAGCGTTGATAGTAAATTATATAGGATAATGGGGAAAAGAATTCGTTTTCCACGAGCCGGGGCTTCCGGTGAAACCGCTGTCGCAATAACATTTCAGGGTTGGGGTGGAATACCTGACCAACCGAATGATGTGTTTAGCGTCGATTTCAGCGACGATTTTGATTAAAAGGAAAAATTATGGTCGATACAATAAGAACATTAACAGATTTATTAAATAATTTCTTTCAAGATGGACAACCAGCCGGCAGTATAACGCCGAACGATGTGCGGGACTTTCTTGTCAGCGTTTCTGACCCACATTTTTCAGGTACACTAAACGTAGCGGCAGAAACGTCGATCGCTACTCAAGATGTATTTGTCAAAGCCGCTGGCACAACAACCCTATCTGTTGCAAAAGATTGGACACAAACAGCCGACGGAACTTGGAGATATGACGGTCCTGTAGTATCACAACATCAATTTGTTGCGTTGATGTCATGGTCCGCCGCTACTGGCGGCGAACAGTTACGCTTTAGATTAGCAAAAAATGGCACTACGCTTCCAGCATCAGAGCAAAATATTTTACCAAACAATGCTTCGGATATTCAGGCAGTTACAATAGGTATTGATATTTCTATGGCGACAAATGATACTATTGAAATTTTCTGCGCAAATGGCACAAGTACAAATAACATGACTCTGGAATTCATGTGTATAATGGCAAGGGGGCTTTTTGGTTAATGGGAAATATATTAATTGGATTACCTAATTGGATAAAGCAAGAAAGCGTTTTTGACGTGAAGTTCGGTTCAGGAAACTGGGAAAGCACTGATCCGCTTATAAATCTTCAGGGAAAATTTTTCTTTGATAAGGCTATTTCGCAGGGTGTAACATTACCCGACACGAAAATGGACATCGACCTTGATTTACAGCGTGACACGAAAATGGTTGTAGTTACAAATAGCAATGTAACGAAGATCGCAAAGATAAAGATTCGAGGTGCAATCGACCCCGCTTGGACAGGTGTTGTCGTGAACGGCGTCAATTCCAGTGGAGCGACTACGTTAAACGTCACCGAAGGCGCTGCAACGATAGCCGTTGGCGAATGCTTTTCAATAGCTGGCGACACTGATACGAATGGTGATCTCACGATCTATAACGTTACTTCTGTCGCTGCGGGGGTCTTGGGGATTGAAAACACCTTTGACGGGGCCGGGTTATTAAATGCTACAGTTGGCGCGGAGGTTATGACCACGCATTCCGGTGACTTTGTGACCGGGTCATCACTAGTGTTTGATACCGGATTAGTTGATTATATTGGTAAAACAGTTGAAGTCGGCGTCCGTGTTTGGGGTCAACCCGGCGTATGGGATGGAAAGCCGGGCGACGAAGAGTTCGCGGAATTAGGATTTCCGAAACCATTTATTCATATACTGACAGCTTTTGAATTTATTCAGTATGTCAGAATCGAAATTGATGATACGACAAACGCCGCTTCAGGAATTGAAGTTGATGGATTATACGTCGCATCAGCATATAGGCCGACAAACAACTTGTCGTTCGGGGCAACGGTGGGGCTTAAAAGTAACACCACGTCAGAAAACAGCGCCGGCGGCGTGGAGGTGTTTAACACCGAAGAGTCGCAACGCTTTGTAAATGGGAAACTTGAAAACGTATCTATTTCGGAGGCGTGGGCGAATCAGTTTGATCGTCAGCGTCAGTTTGATATATCCGATGACTTTTTCTTCATATTCGACGAAGATGCTGAAGAGTTATTGACTCGCCAATCTTTCCCGGCGCGTTATGTCAATCTTAATCCACTGGAATATAATTTCTTTAACGTGATCGATACAGCGATTCAGGTTTTAGAAAAATTAGCATAAGGAGCATGAAAAAATGACTATAATTGTTGTAAACGGTACAACTTATGATACCGATGATCTAACTTCACAAGGGGGCCGTGGCTATGAAGTTGCTACGCTTGCCGGGACCGGTGAAACACTTCCCTTTTATATAGCGATAATGCGTGACGCCGTTGCTGACGCCACACTTCAAATGGTTACGACGTCCGTAACAAGCGTTACAATTGGAATTGGATCAAAAGTTTTTACATTACTTGCGGCTTTACCCTTTCAGGTTGGTGCCTTTGTTCAAATTGCTAGCGAGGCAAGCGGGGCAAATTTTATGTTTGGACAGGTCACGGATATGACGGGAAGCGTTTTGACTCTCGATGTTCAGGTGATTGGAGGTTCTGGAACCCTAACCGACTGGAACGTTGGTGCCGCCGGGGCGCGTGGATCAACAGGGGCAGGTATAACGGCAATTGTTGAAGACACTACCCCACAACTTGGCGGCGCGCTAGATGGTCAGAACGAAAATATCACCGACGTCAATTTTCCGAAGTTTCCTGTTCGCGGAACTGTGTTACTTGAAGTTGGTGAAGATGTTACGAAATTGATTATTAAAAATGTTCAACAAGCATTTACATTAACTGAATTTATTGGGATAAGTGATTCAGGAACTATAACAGCTTCGTTACAGATTAATGGAGTTGAAACAGCAACACTTAGCATCACATCAACAGAGTCAATCGATAATACTTTTGTTGACGATAGTGTTGCGGTTGATGATGATATAACAATTGTATTTTCAAGTAATTCAGCGGCAGTCAATGCGTTTATGCACATTGTTGGCGAAGAAACACTAGATATACCGACATAGGGGATAAGTATGGATTTTTCAAGAACATTTGCACAAGCTGGTGGTATTAAGTCTATTCAGACGGATACGTTTACAATAGGTGCTTCAGCCACTGGAACAGATACAATTACAGCAGTTGTTCCCGGTAACTCAATAATACTTTATGGCGGCTGTACTGAGACTGCAACAGCTAATGAACCAAGAAATACTTGTCATTCACTGGAAATTACGAACAGTACAACAATAACCGGTGAAAAGTTTCAACCCGCAGGCTCGACAGTAATTCGCTATACTGTTATAGAGTTTAATCCCGGTGTTCTCGAATCTGTTCAATATGGAACAATTGATTTAGATGGGGCTGAAGTCACCGACACAGCGACGGTTAGCGCGGTTGTAACTGCAAATTCAGTAGTTTTTGCAACCGGAGAATCAGGATATAGCACAAGTGGCGGTAATGATGAAAATCATGGACGGTTTGATCTAACAAGTACGACAGTAATAACATTAACAAGACTAAACGGGGCGCAAAGTTGTCACCGTGGGTTTGCACTAGTGGAGTTTAAATAATGGACACATATTTACAGTTTAGAGATGGAATACAAAGGGCTAGAGTTACAAGCTTAGAAGCACCTAATATTGACGGCACAGACAAAACCCACCAAGTAAAGGTTGCGCCTTACAGGGGTAAGGTTAGATTTGATGTAGCTAATAAAAAACTGATACCACAAAAGCTAGAAAATAATGTACATGTTGATGATTTATCTAAAGCTAAGATATCAGTGTTAGCTAAAAATATCAAAACAAGAAAATAGATGAACATTTTGTTTTTATAATTATACTATTTCTCCTTTTGGCTTCTCCTTTTGATTGGCGCGGAGTCACCATCGCGCTGATCATTGGGGGCGGTCATGTCTTTTGTAGGGCAGACAAGCGCTTTTTATTATGCTATCATAGGGTTTATAGGACCGTTTTAAATATTGGGGTTTAAGATGCAAGAAAAAGACATTGACGAAGTTGTCAGAAAATTAACGAAAGAACGAGAGCAAGATCGCGAACATCTTGCCGAAGCGATATGCAAAAAAATTGATGAAATGAATACAGCAACTTGGAAACTTGTCGCGGGCGTTGACATTCATGATCAAAACTGTGTTAATAAATTCAATAATTTGATAAAGGATATGTTCGAAGCGCAAAAGCATCAGCAGAAGGTTATCGGAACCTTTCTTCAGGTACTTGTCAAACGTGCTACTGACGCCGTCTTTATCTTGTTAACTATGGGAATGTTTTACATATTTATAGGGGGTTAAAATGAAAAAAATATCAAAAGTACTTGCGAAATTAAAAGCAAAGATCGATTTCAGAAAAAGATTTGTGACTTGGGAAACTACAGGCGGCCTGTATATTGCCGGTGCCGCGATATTGATGTTCGTACACCCGGAGCTATTAAAGGCGATAATCGTCTTCGGCTTGGTCCTTATAGGTCTTCGGATGGTTATGGTTAACCGTGAAAAGTAAGAAGCCGAAAAAAGAAAAGGCCATGCACCCGGTCGGGACGATGACGTGGAGGTCTGACCTTAAAGTTTTGATTGTCTTGGTTTTGTTGGCGCCCGTAATATGGCTTAACGGCTATCAGTCGGCAAAGAACAAAGCGGCAAAAATAATTAATCAGAAACAAGAAATTAGGCATGAAATTAAAATCAAACATCTTGACGATCGCCCTTATAATCGCGATCAGTTGCTTGTGTGGTTGCGCCACCGAATACGATAGTTCGGGCAAGCCATACACTGGTAAAGAGCCTGAATTAAAAATTTGGGACATATCGGACGACACCAAGTTAAAAGACGATCAGTTGATATTCTTACAGCAATGTTATATGTCATGGGAAATCAACAACGAGATTGTCGAAGAAGAAGACTTTACGAAAATTGAAATTAAGGGGTTCTGGATTGGCATCGGGTCAGGCGTTGCGGCCTTCTTTGCCACGGTTGGAAAATGGCTGTTTACCTTATGGCCATTTTAAACATATCTTTAGTATTGCCGTCGAAAAAATCCCAAAACTTAATTTCCCACTCATTAAGGGGGCGGCTCTTTAATTGCTTTATTATCTTTGGTCTTAGCTTACTCAGCACACCATTTTCACGCATATCCTGTATGATATCCCATTTGTTACCATTATAGCCTATAATTTCCTGAGCCTCGCATTTCCACAGCATCCTAGCCATATCGTAGGTAGATGTGTTTCGCCCCTGAAATCTAAACATTTGGCCAATAAAATCATATGGCTCTCCGCCACTCATACACTGAACTTGCTTAGACTCGTGGCAGTATTGCAAGTCAGGCTGTTGCCAGTTTGATTCCGTATGATATCCTGTGTAGCTATTGTCTTTAACCTCTTTTATCCTTCTATGTGAAACATCGACACAGGAAAGTATACCATCAAAAGCTCTTTTGTAGCCCTCCATCTGCTTTTTTAAGGCATCTTGGCAATATTTATCTTTACCGCTTTTTAGCTCTATACACCCAATTTTATTGGTTAAAATAACAATATCGGCTCTGCCACATGATGATGCTGTATCGAGCGGGATTTCTAGCCTAATGTGTTTACGTTTAATGCCCCGCTTTAAAAGTTCTAAAACTATTGCTTTTCGAATGTCATCTTCGCAGCTTTTATTTTTTTTCTTTTTAACCATTCTGCAACAACACAATATGGTCGGCCATTTCCTCGGTCCGGCATTCACAAACGAACATCTTCAATGTTCGCCCCTCCCAATCTTTATTATAGTGAACATTCCAAAGCCCGTGCGACTCTTCTTTGTAGAATATACGCTTATCACTCACGATAAATCACCCCCAAAAAACCACTCAATCGCCACAAGAGCGATATATATTATAAGATATTTCATAATCCTATTCCGTCATTTTTAATATGTGATGCGCTAATTCGCGGGCGGCTTGGGTTGGCATTGTCTCGGCAAAGCCCCCGTGATTTTCTTCTTTTTGGTCTTTTGGCCTGAAGAAATGAAGCAAAACAACGCTTGTTGCGGGCAACACCGTCAGGTTGGCGTGAACCTCGTCCCCGTCCGAATCTTTATATTTAAGCTGGCTCTGAATCATTATAGACCCGCCCTCATTAGCTTTTTGAAATTGAATTGATTTTTGACAGCGTCTTCGACCTTGATTCGTTCGTCCGAAACTCCGAGAGTTTCTTTATTATAAAAGAAAACATATTTTTGTGCTGTTGCCTTACCCTTTAGAAAGTTAATTCCATGCGGTGTAATTTTCCAGAAACCGGAATCTTTCTTCGCGTCGGATCGATTTTTCGCCCTCTTAACCATCGCCCAATGCTCCAATTTAGCGAAGTCCCCGCCATGTGAACTAAGTTCTGTTATGTGAATCCACTTATCTTTCCCGCCTTTATTATATATCTTAATCAATTGCCTGACCATCGTCCCTGATATTGATCTTTTATATATCTTGGCTGTCTGCTTGCAACACGGACAGGTCACGAGTTCACCGCGGTTAATCTTTGTCGCTAATTTATTTGAATTATTCCTGTTTATTTGTCCTGTTCTTACTTTTTCCATTGTCTTTCCTTCGGTTGGTTAGTTAATCTTTTTTCTATCTCTGGCTGTACTTGTCTTAGCGCCTCGTAATTGGCCTTTTCTTGATCCTTAGAATAGCCATATTGAAACTGTAAACCATATTTTCCTTGCCATTTTATCTCACATCTATAACGCTTCTTTTTCTTATTAATGTTATTAAGGTAGGTTGCATCTATAGAGTTACAAGTTTCTACTACTGTAAATCCATTTTTTGATAACCACGTCTTTACTTGCTCCCATCCTTCGGTGAAGTAGTTTGGTGGGCCGGGATGACTTCTAAGATTCCACTTCCCCTTTATGCCCCTTCTAAATTCATTCGCCTCTTCATATGTTTTAAATTCGTGTATTTTATCTTCATCATGGTCTTTAACGGTGTAGGGCTTTCTCTCCCACCCCATCAACTTCTCACAAATCCAAATATTCAACTCATCTTTATTCATTCTACTTGTGCCGCCCTTAATAATGCCCACAAAATCACCTCTTCGTGCGTCGCATGTCGGGCTTTCTTGCTGCCGTCTTTATAGATAACGACAGTCTGACCGTCGACGCTCGTTCTTATTTCAAAATCGAGATGGTTCATTTTCCAAGATTCCTTATAGTTATTTGTAAACTCTTCCACCACGCAAAACCCCAAGTATGAACAAAGCATTTATCGGAGTTCAGCGCAAGACATGTTTTTTTCGTACATGCCGGGGTAGGGCAGGTCGGCCAGTGTGTTTTATATGCTTCGGTCATCGCGCTTCCTCTGGAAAGTTTAAGTATGCGAATTCACCATGATGGTTTTTTGCAAAGTTATCGTATGATTTTGCTGCTTCAATTTCACAGTTAAAAGACCCAATAAAATGAACCTTGCCGCCAACCCTCGACTTAGCCATCCACTTTTTACTACTTTTATGCCACCCAACGCCTCTAAAAATACTGCTTCTGCCTGACAATGGCGCCTTGTTGTATTGATTTTGTGCGTTGGTTGCGTTTCTTAAATTATATTTTTGGTTATTTAAGCTCTCCGTGTCAGCGTGGTCGGTTTCAATTCCCTTCGGCGTTTTGTTGATTTCTCGGTGCATTTTTATTGTCTTAGACCCTTTAGGTTCTGATTTTTGTCTATTTCTAGCGGCATACCATTTATTTCTACTTTTATGCGCAAACCACTTCCATTGCATTAACCATTCATAGTCATCGTCGTCAACAAGTGCAACCATACCCTGTGTTAGTGGAATTTTTCTCATTAAGTATATTCTCCTGATTGTTGCGGCTCGACTTCGCCATTTGAAATGTCATATTCATTCGCAATAGATCGGAACTCGTTCTTTTCGCTTTCCGAAAGCCGCCCAAGAGATTCTTTACTTGCAGGGGCCAACCCCTCCAAAAATTCGGTTAACGCAACGTTGCCCCCTTCGGCCGCTGACCTACATACATTTTTTAATTGTTCAAGTGGCTCATCTACAGCCGCGCCGCCTGATAACCATTCCTTGACCGCCGTTCCTGACTCAGCAACGAGCCGCTTGTCAGGTGGAAACATATGTTCGAGTGCTTCCGGGCATTTTGTAAGAGTAGGAAACTTCGAATCAGTGTCAAGCGTCATCGATACGATCATTTCATATATAAAATCTTTTTCCTGAATAGGCTGAAGCCCCTGCGAAGTGATCGTCGCGTCATAACCTGACCCGGTCTGAACCAATTTTTCACGCGCCCGCAGACAAAATATAATATCCATACGGGTCTGTAATAGCTTGTTCATCATTTTTTTATGTTCAGACTTCGGATAGGCCCACTTGTTCAAGCCCTTGGCGACGTTGCCCTTTGAGTTTGGCGTTTCGCTTAACTCAATACAGCCGCCGGTCCCTTCCCATGCGTGGCTCATACTGTCTATGATCAGAACCCCGTAACCATCGCGTTCAAATGCCTCGATCGCCTCGATATATCTACGAGGCCCAAATGGCGGACACATTTCATAGACGTCGAAACCTTCCGGCAACACGTCAGCATATAGCGACGCCCGTCCAGATTCCGTATCAATAAACCCGATCTTCCGACCGTCGGCCATGCCTGACGCAAGTAATAATGCTGAATAAGTTTTTCCACTTCCAGACTGACCGGAAAGTCCGATCAATGCGGGTACGTTTTGCCTTACGGCCTTTTTAATAGGTATTGCTTCCATGCTTTTTCCTTCTTTGAGTTAGTCTTCAAGCGCCCACTGCGGACACTCAATGTCTGACAATGCTTTAAATGGCATCCAATTTATCCATGCGTCAGAACCGTATTTATTAACATTTTCGACGTAGTTTTTCAACAACCTTCTGTATAAATTTTCACCAGAAATAAAATAATTGTTTCGGCTTCCTTCCGCCGATTCTCTTTCCTCGAAGCCCTTTCCAAGTATCTCGAAAGGCTCTTGTTGCTCAATGAAAACAAGCGCATATTTATGATTTTCATTTGCAAGCGCCTCTTGCGCCAATTCCCATTGTTCATTGTTCGCGGTCTTTATGATAACGCCTTTCTTCTTACTTAGCTTCTGAAGCGCCCTGAATCCATCCATATACATAACAGACTGAAGGTGATATTTATTACCGAAAATCGCTTTGATCATAGCGGTTTCAAAGTTTATAGACATAAAATTATTGAACGTCTTCAAGTCGAACTTTGTGTTCGCCGTAAGATAATCGATACGGGCCTTTAGCCTGACGCCCGTTTCTTCGTCGTCCCATACGATCGTAACTTCTGCGTAACCGTCTGTAAATCGGTCGTTGTAGTCGGGATTAATCGCAATCATCTTTCGGGCCGATTGTGCTTTTTCAAACATTTCGTCGGTGACTATTAGTTGCCCGCGCTCTTCAACATTGTGTTCAAACTCTTCGATCATATTATCCCATATCAAAACATCGCGGTTCATTTGACTCGCCATAATTTGAATGCGATCTATTAGTTCGGGCTTATTGCCGGAGCTACCTTCGCCATTATCTTTTAACCATTGTTTAAGATCGGTTGCCGTCCGAAGGGCTTCCGGGTAATGATCGGGGTTCGGACGAACTGCAAAACTATCTTCGAATGTTTCAGGCTCTAACACCATTGTATGTAGCATCTTGCCCCATAACATTTGCGGGCTGATCTTGTCGTCGGTGAAGTCCGGCGCATGTAGTACATGATACCAAAAGTTATAAGGTGAAATTTCAAGCTTCTTAAACTCTGAATGAGATCGTGCGTCTAGTCTGATGTATTGCTCGAACGGCAGGTCAAAATATATACCCGGCTCGATTGCGACTCTTTTATTTTCGTTAACTTCTGATTTATTTTCGCTTTCTAACGAATCGACCGTTATATGTCCCGAATTAATTTCGCTGTTTTCTAAATTAATTTCGTTGTTTTCGGCGTATAATTTATCAACCGATTCGATTGCTTCGCTGCTTATTTGTATATCTATGCTCATAATATTTCTTTTTGTTCTGTTATAAAACTCTTCCTAAGTGTAACGTCGTCACCTTCGAACTTGACATTGTGAGCAAGCATCGCGTTGGTCGTGCCGTCAACAATTATGCCATGAAGCCAAGTTTCACATTGGCCCGTCACCTTAATGCTAATCTTTCCCTTTCTTGTGCAGTTTAACGCATATAATTTATTTTCTTCGTATGTCATAACATTTCCTTATGTGTAAGCTTATGTTCGTCATTCTCGTTCGGAAGGCTTTCTTCGAGTTCTTCAATTATATCGTCGATCTCTTCGACCTTTTTTTCAAGATGAGTAAGAGCCTTGTTAGCATCTTCAATACCATCAGTATATTGCTTGCGTAAAGCCTTTAATAAATCAAGATTGGTTTCGTCTTGCTGGCGCGAAAACGCCGATTCTTTTTCCATGTTATTTCCTTATTAAATTAAAAATCTTGACGAACGTAAAATAAAAATATATCTATGTCAATATATTTTTTCATATAAAGTTTTTATAGGATTTAAAATGACTCCACAACCAATAAAATTACAGAAAGCTATGGAAGATGCTCAAGGATGTTTGAATATCTGCGGAATTTCTGTTGCAAGCATTTGCCGCAAAGCTGATATGACCGAAGCAACTTTTCATAATTGGAAAAGAACAGGAACGGGACAAGTAGAACAGATTAATAAATTTTTAAGAATAGTTATAAAGGAAATTGATAATGCAAAATTGGGCGGAAATAACAAAAGAAAAGAAGAAAAAAAACAAGTACGGGGCCAAAAAACAGACGGTTGACAGGGAAACGTTTGCATCCAAAGGGGAATATAAGCGTTATCACATGCTCGCCACTATGGAAGGTCTTGGCGAGATTCGCGCCCTAAAACACGAAGAAACATTTCACTTCCCGAAACTCACGTCCGGGCGCTCCGGGCAAAAACTTTTTATAAAACCTGACTTTACGTATCAGTTACGAATCAAGCAACGGGGACAGCTCGTATTAAAGACGTTGGACGACGGATCAACCGCTTGGGACATTCGTCAATACTGCGAAGAACACCTTCCAGACTACGACACAAGCATGTTGTTATTCGAGCCGGTGGAAGACGGGGTCATTGACGTATGGATAAATATAGTCGAAGATTTTAAATCGCCTGTAACTTTTAAGAAAAGTGATTTCCTTTGGAAGTGGGCAATTTTAAAACATTTTTATCCGCAATATAAACAACAGGTAAGCTTTCGAGGGGGCAAAATACATGAGATGGTATAAATCACAGGCATGTTTCGTAACTGATCCGAAGGTCGGAGTTGCTGCAAGAAAGGGCGGAGTCCCAAAATATGTAATTCTTGCACTCTTTCATATCTTGCTTTCGCGATCATGTGAAAAGAATGATCCGTCATTTTTATCGACCGCAACGGACGAAGAAACTTTCATCATGGAGGTCGAAGAACAGACCGGCTTACTTCCCGCGTATATACGAAAGGGACTCGTCGGACTCGACGCCGTCAACCTAATTGACCTAAAAAAACTACAGGTTTCGAAGTGGGAAGAGTACCAAAAAGACGGGACCAATAAGGATAGACAGCAACGTCACCGCGACAAACAGGGCGTAACGGACAGTAACGCGCGTAACGCTGACGTAACGGCACGTAACGCGCGTAACGGTGAACCTCCGTTACATAACGTTAAGAAGAGAGTAGATAAGAAGAGAATAGATAAGAAAGAAAAAGAACTACCTAGCGGTAGTTCCAAAAAACCCCCCAAGCAAAAGGAAATGAATCTTGATGATTGGGAAACAGAAAATACACCATTGACTATCGAATCTCTTGATCGATGGATGCATGATAACGATCTCGACCCGAACCTTGTCAAAGAAGAGCTTGCGAATTTTCGTGATCGCTGCTATGGCAAGGGATATGCATATCTCGACTTTCGCCGAATGTTTCAAGGATGGTGCAGGTCAACCGAATACGGCCGCCCCGGCCTAAAAGCTTTTAAATTCAACCAACCCAAAGGAAATCAACATGGAAAACAAACTTTCAACTCAGTCGGACAAGACATCATTGATAAACGAAAGCAACGAGCAAGCGAGCGGCAGACTGACGACAACAATAATCACGATATGCCAGATGCAAAAGAAGTACGGGACAACGCCTGAAGAGCTTGAACTGAAGGAAGCGGGCTTTCAGATGATGCTTGCCGGCTATGACATTGACGAAGTCGAAGCGGCGTTTATAAAATATTGCAAAAAACATGACGACATCCCGGCGCCGGCGAATATCATTGGAATAATTGAAAACCGCCCGGTCTATTCCGAAGCAATTTACCGACAGATTAAAGCGGACATACTTTGCCCAACAACGTTTGTCAGCAAGCAAGAGAAGCAATATCTTGAAGATTACAAGGTTTACATGCTCGGCGAGGCGGGATTATGAGCAAAGATTATTACCACGACCAGGGGCAAAGGATGTTTGCTGAATATTTTGCAGAAAAACGCGACAACAAACGGGAAGAGCTGACGCCTGAAGCGTTGGAACTTATGCGCCGAGCAAACGAAAAGGGCAAGGATGACCCGCGATATTTGAAAGAACGTGAAAGGTTAGGTTTAAATGGTACAGGAAAATGAATGGCTTACGACGATAACGTTTGACGGCCATGATTACAGGCTTCACAGAATGAAGCATGGAAATTGGAAAAGTTGGGGCTATCTTGCCGCGTTAAAACCAGACGACCGAGACCGCGCCTTAAAACTTTCGTCTAAAAAACTGAATGATTTTTTGGGTCAGGTCCGGTCAGCCTTGAAGAAAGCCGATAAATAAAAAAGCCTTGAAAGAAAAATGATTTTGGTTTACCATTATCAGACATGGGCGGGACCAAAGAAGAAACAATTTCACCGACACCGGAAAGGTTAAAAAAATATGGCGGAGCTAAAAAGATCAATGGCGTTTTTAAGGTTAAAGCTACTTGCAAGCTCGATGTTTATTTTAATAATAATTGGATTGATGTTTATCAATGGTCCGCCGGCATACAGCTATTCATGGATTGGTATTATTCAACCTACAACAACGGTTCATCAATCAGATATGACGACATGCCCCGCGGTGCGATGGTTAATATATCAGAAAACCAGATCGACGCTACCATTCGCTACGACCGCGCAGTTAAATACCTACGGTCCCCGAACTACAAAACGATTGTTCAGGGGGTCTGTATATTCAACAGCGGCCTTAACGACTTCAGCGACAAGTGGGCGAAAGGACATGCGGCGTACGATCTTAAATCAGGACTTGACGAATTGGTCCGTCATTATCGTATAAAATGAGTGATAAAGCTAAAAAGAGTATAATTGACCCCGATTTAGTCAGCAAAGCTATGAACACAGTTGCCGAGCAAAACGCAAAGAAATTAGAAAAAGAATTTAATTTAAATGCAAACAGCGCCGTCGCGCGCGGAATATTTTGGATGTGGTTTTTTTGGATTATAACAGCGTTTTTTTTCGGGGGAAATCCCGACATTCACGACGCGATTTTAAAATATACACAGACCTTATCCATGTAACGTAACGCGATTGGGACGCGTTTATTATGGCTGAAGAACACACGGGCGATTGTTCTATGTATAGATATCAGGACGGGCAAAAGATTTACGAGAATGATGTTATGATCGGCGACATCGTTTGTTGCGGTCACGGGTGTTACAAGGTCGTTGACAAGATACCCACCGACGACGGATATTGGGAACTTGATCTTGAACCTGTAAAAACTCATTGACAGTCTGAAATAACATGTTATAACTAATTCATATTAATCGACCCAAAGAAGATTTATGACAATAATAGAATTTAAAGAGTGGAAGGAACGACTTTGTTTGACGAATGAAGCTGCCGCCCGCGAGCTAGGTGTGACCTTAAGCACAATTTATCGTTGGCAGACGGACAGGTCATTAATTCCGAAGCGTGTCCAATTAGCTTGTAAACAGATTGAGGATGAACATTGTAAATAGTCGGGCCGACGCCCCAAAGAAATATGTCGGTCCGGCGCCAAGGGAAAGAATATGACAAAAATCAAAGTAGGATGTACAACTTTCACGGTGGTTCGTGTTTATATGCACGACAAGTACGGCCTTTGTGACCGGGCCGAACAGACGATCACCATTTCAAACGATATTTCTTACGAAAAGTCAGTCTCGGTACTATTGCATGAAATGATTCACGCTATATATGGCGAAACGGGCATGAAAGAGGGCGACACACCGCCGAACGAAGAACAAGTTTGCGTCGCGGTCGGGAATGGTCTTGCACAAATATTAACGGACGCCGACCTTTTAAACGAAAGTAAGGTGCGAAAGGTTTTATCGACACCGCTCAGAAAGTCAAGGCTCGTCCCAAAAAGTCGCCACAAAGATTAACCATTTATTAACCAAAGGAAAAAAGCATGGAAGCAGCACAAAAACAAGAAATTTTACCACCGGAAGAACAAATTCACCTACCGACGACCGTCGATTATGACATCACGAACGAGGCGATCGCGGAATTGGCCGATAAATACACCGATATGTCGGCAGATACTACGGAAGGTTATCAGGAAGTTACAAAGGGGATCGCAGAAATGCGGGGACTACGGATCAAGGTCGAAGACGCCCGGAAGGAGAAAGGCGGAGAAGCGCGGGAATATGTGAAGCTTGTCAATGAAGAGGCGAAGCGCATTACCGAGTTAATGGCGCCGATTGAAACAGACCTAAAGGTCACGAAAAAGGTTGTCGACGACGAAAAAGAGAAAATAAAAGCGGAGGAAGCCCGCATTGAACAGAAACGCGTCGACAATCACCTTAACAACATCAGCGCGATTGCGCAAATTCCCGTCAATATGATCGGTAAACCGCTGGACGACATATGTGTCATGCTGTTAGAACTTCAGGAAAGGGTCATCGACGAATCATATGAAGAGTTTGCCGTCAGGGCCGGACAAGCCCGTCAGGACTCGATTAAAAAGCTTGAGGTTATGAAGAACGAGAAGCTTGAAGCAGAAAAAGAAGCTGAACGTCAAAAGATATTGGCTGAAGCAAGAGAGAAAGCCGCCAAGCTTGAACAAGAAAAGTTGGCTGAAGAGCGCGCAAAGTTAGATAAAGAGCGTCAGGAGTTACAGGAGCGAGAAGAAAAACGTCTTGAAGAACAAAGAGTCGCTAACGAAAAACGGGAAAAAGAAGTCCAAGCTGAGCGTGAGAAGCTCGAAAAAGATAAACTTGAAGTCGAGGAAATGCGGAAAGCTAACGAGGAAGAGGCAAAAGCGAACGCCGAGAAACAAAAGGTTGAAGCGGAAAAAACAATCAAACAGAATCAGGAAAGGCCCGCGCTCGGCAAGCCTATGCCCGAAGGCAGGCCCGAAACAATCGCGGAAGGAAGAAAAATGACGAATATCGAAATGATTACCGTTAAAATATATGACTTGTTGACCGAGGAATCGCATAGGCCATTTGAAATTAATACTTTGGATAGCGAAATCAACATAACTTTTGAAGAGGTTTAAAAGAATAAAATGAAACAAATATTAATTATTATAGGATTGTTGGCATTACTACCAATTATGATGCTTTGCGAAGGCTTTACGCTTTATACGCTATGGAATTGGTTCGCGGTCCCGATTGGTTGGCCTACCTTGTCAATACCTGTGATCATGGGACTTGGAATTATATTCAGAACTTTTAATTATAAACAGGGCGATAAGCCGCTAAAACAAAACAAGGAAGAGGCGTTTCAAAATATTGGATTGTATTTTGTAAGGCTGTTATTTACCTTGTTAATTGGCTGGATTTTAACGTTATTTATATAAGATGAGCCATTTCGATTGTTATTTAAAGAAAGCCTCAACCGCGCGCCTAGAGCGTGAAGCGAGTAGAAAGAAGACTACACTTGCGGAACTACGGTCAAAGGTGACGAAATTGGAATACGGATTGTTTAAAATGAACCGTGAGCTTGCTAAAAGAAAGGCTTGCGAATCAACGGAATAGGTGACGGTTATTTATGGTCGCATGGTGTGACCGATATGTTTCATATATTTATATTAGGGTGGCCGTCACCTTGTTTAAAAGGAAAGAAAATGAAGTTAAAAATAAAAATGACTAAACACGATCCGTATTCGACGGAAGTGTTTATCGACGGGAAAAAGCCTGACGGATTATGTGGCCTTGATTTCAATTTAAATGCTGACGGCGCCCCAATGGTCAATTTAAGGATGCATCTTGAAGAGATCGACATCGAGGCCAACGACTTCAAGCGTAGCGTTATATATTATTCAACAGAAAAGGCAAAACACGCCTATGACGCAGATCGCAAGCTGAATCTATGTAAAAGAACGATGGAAAGGATTCTCGACGCCGATGGTGACGGAAATAAAGTCGACCCACATTCGCGTGATTGGCTAAATATAGCATTAAGGGAGTTAAATAAATGAAATTATACGAAAGATTATCAGGAACCGTCGGCCAATTTGGTCAGCAATTTGATCATAACGGCCAGCCTATGGGAATACACCTTCAGACCGAAGAGTCCATCGTCATCGACGCTGACAGGCTCGTTAACATGAATATTGAAGACGAAATGCGTAAGACGATTGTCAGCCTTCAGGGTATTGTTAAACAGCTTTGCACCGAATCATATGATATGCAACAGGATAACGCTAACGAATACAGTCGTTATCAGGGAAAGATTGACGAAAAAGATAAAAGAATCAAAGAATTAGAAAAAACTAATCAATACTGGCAAGACGGGGATGTGGAAAATCAAGTCGAAATCAGCGCCTTAAAGCACGAACAAAGCAACAATCAAACGCAGATCAAGCGCCTGAAAACTCAGGTCAAAAATCTCAAAACAGAAAAGGCGAACTACTGGACAAAGCCCCCGAACAAGCGGGTTCGAAGCAGTTCAACCCGTGTCAGCAAGGGTTCGCCGATATGAGAATTGACATATATACATTCAACAGCGACCCGGACGAACCGAAGTTAATCGCATCAAATATTTACGATCTCATACATGACGGCGTTGGGAAAAATGGACAGGTTTACGTTTTCGATAGTCAATCGACGTTTGATATGAACGATAAGTCAGGCGAAGTTAAAACCGTAATGGTTTTTGAAGAAATGGACCTATACACCGATAACTATAAAAAAATAGGATCAAAAGGAAAGTTAGGCATTAAAAACGAAGTCACCGCCGAAAGCCCGAAGGACAAGCTATTCAACCGTGTAATGTTCTTACTAAAGCATAACGAAGAGTTGCGGGAAAAGCTCGAAGCCGAAAAATTAAAAAACTATAACCTAAAACGTAAGAACAAAAAGCTTGAACTACGGAACATCGACGACATCAACGCTAAAGTTAACAAATCAATATCATTACTGGAAGACATTAAGGAGGCATTATGAGTATATTTAAAACATGCAAAGACGGCGTTCATAGTTATGAGCCGAGATATGACGAAAAATATAATCCTGAAGTTATTAAGTTATTTGAAACAATGGATGGAAATGTTAAGCAGCTAAGGGACGAAACATATATTCATGATATTTGTGTTCGTTGCGGTGATGTTGTCAAGCCCGACTTCGTTAACGCCTGCGAATCTATGGGCGCGGACTCTTTGGAGGGCAAGGGGTGATAAGTCGCGAAGAACTAGAAAAGATGCTCGAACCTGTTGAAGGATGGAACGGACTAGACACGGAACAAATACACAACCTAGTTGAAACAGCTATCGCGCTCCTAGGGATTATAGATATTCAAACTAAAGCTTTGGAGCATATAGTGACAATCCCTCATGACTTCCACATAGATGTAGCTAAAGGACACGCAAGAGAAGCTATTGAAAAATGTAATAAGCTGCAAGGGGGTAAGGGATGAAGGATTTTAAATGACTGAAGACAGAATAAATGACATAAAGGCAAGCTACTCTAATATGGTCTATTATGCACGTAACGATAGTATTTTTACTAAAAAAGAACTGAAAGGGTTTTTAGACTATACACGTAAACATCATCAAAAAATGCTGGATGCCTTATGAAAATGACCGTTGAAAAAGCTCAGGTTTTCCTTATTGATTATAAACTGCGAATCATCGGACTTAGAATGGAAAAGCAAATAATACTAAATTATAACGAAACATTAATGAAGATCACAGCCCGCCAATGTTATAGAATAGCAAAGGACGGGCTTAAAAGGATTAAAGATGACAAAGTATAAGATATTGCCGTTTTTAAATATGTGGGTTCATACTGCCCTAGCACATAAGTTTCATAAAGCACAATGCGGTTGCGTACTAAATAAGCAAGACGTGAAATACGTTTGCCGAAGATGTGGCGCAGCTTATGATAATGACCCGCTTTATATGGACTTTGGGTGTTATGATTGTGGACGTCGCATTGATGCAATACATCATTCTGTTGGGTCATTTAATATTGTATGGCGAAAAGGTCGAATAAAAGGCAAGCGACATTATCTTGATTCTTTACAAAAAACAAACGTTTGACTTCTCCCACCAAAACTGATATGCTTTCCGCATAATCGATAGAAGCCCCTGAAAACAAGGCTTTCGGTTATTTCCTTTTAAATATAAAGAATCATTTAAGAAGGGGTCGGTTGTCTTTCCATGCTTCCAGCCCCTTCTTAACTATTGATATAGAAAGGTATTTTCCGATTGGGTTGGGAATAAACAATTAAAATTATATTATTATGTCTAAAGGTATAGGTAACGGCGCGGGGCGTCCACCGGGAAGCACCAACAAAGAAGTTTCCAAACGCGAACGCGAAGTTAATAAAATTATTGATGAATATGCGGGGGGTATAACCCCTCTTGCAGCATTGGCGAAGATTTATTCTACGTCATTAGACCCGGAACTTGTGGTTTCGGCCGCCGGGAAAGCTGCGCCGTATGTACATAAGAAAATGCCTATGGAGCATCAGCATACGGGCGAGATCGAAATGACTTACCCGCCAATGTTATCACGGGCGGAAATGGCTAAACTAATTGAACACCCTGAAATAGAAGGGGAAAGCGAAGAGGTTTCAGAATGAATGACCCTAGCGTCAACCACGGCCGTCAAATATGTATCGGCTTCGTCCCTGAAAAATTTAATCTTTAATGTGTTCACGTTATTTAACTTTCTTCCATTTCCCTATATCAAGCGGCAAGAATGTATATATCCGATCGAT